TTTGGATTATTATTGATTCCCTTACGAACAGCTGTGTCCGATTGATTAACTCTAAAAGAGTGAAATTTCTACTTAGATTCATCTATAATTTTTTTAATTGCTTTAGATCCATCGATATTTTCTTCAAGCTCAACTTTTACCTTTCCGCACATGTACTTAATATTATCATTTGCTGTACGTTCCGCAACTCTTTTTCCTTTTAAACAATCCGACATTGCAGGCTGTATTCTGTGTTCTGTGAGAACACCTCCTATAAACATACAAAGTGCTACAACACTACTGATGACCGTTTCCATTTGCTCTTACCTTATCTTTTAATTGTTCAATGTCAGCTAATGCTTTTTCTAATTGTGATTTTAAAAACTCTATATTGACTTTGTTTGTCATATTCATTTCTTGAGTCTTTTCCATTTTCTCTACAGACTTATACAAATCCTCCAATAAAAAATGTTGCTCCTGATCCGTGGGCACTTGTTCAGATTTTTTAAGTAAATCATTTTCAAATAATTCTCTTGATGTCTCCAGAGATACTAATCTTGCAGTAAGCTCTGTATATGCGAACACACCCATTGCAACTAAAAATATAAGGCTAGCTACAGTCTTCATAGGCATCTGCACGCGTGCCTCTTCTCCAATGTTTAATGGTTTGTTACTCATTTTCGTATGTTATGTCCGTACTGTGATCTTTTTCTTTTTTGTAAGTTCTTTTGCAAGTACACTTTTCGCAGGTGCACACACCATATTCATCTGCGTGAAGATCATTATCTTCACCGCAATGACAAGGATGAAAACATGTCTTGCAAGTGGTCATTTAACTAGACCAAACCCACTTTATAAATTTTTTCCAGGGCCAGCAAATTATATTCCAAACCCATTTTAAAGTTTTTTTAATCATTTTTTTTCTCCTCTATTTCATAGAAGAACTTATCCGTATCTTCTGTACGCCAAGCTCTACTATCTTCTACATTCCACTCAGAGGTTTGCACTTTCCAGTCAGGAGTACTATCTTTCACTGTGAAAGAAGGTATATCCCATATGCATCTGTTGTTAGGTTGTGCAGCAAAATTACCATCATCTAAGGCAATTATGTGTGCGCACTTATGTTCGTGCGGTATCTCTGAATGATCAGTGTCAAGTATATTACTATCTGGATGTGCAAAGTCAACGGTAAATAAATACTTTCCAGGGTGCCATTTCTTGTCTTTTCCGATATACTTACCGGCCTGTCCGTCTAGTATATCCCAACGATGAACAGCAGGATAATAAGAAAAACAATTCCAGAGCTGTAGTTCATCAAGTCTTCTTGCGGGCACTCCGGATGGTTCAAATCCCTGTTGAATAAACGCGCTAATTGGTAGGCGATAAAATATTGCACCGTTTTCCATAATAGCATGAAATAGTATTGCACGCCCTGTAAGAGCGCTAAGGCCAAATATAATACAGTCTTCAACTTCTCCTTTATGCTTCTTAAGATCATATAAATATTCTCTTCTGATTTGTGCATAAGTTGGTGGTATGTTTGCGTTTAAATATGCCATAAAAAATCCTCATTTTACGTCACCCCAAGTTGGGCCTTTTTCATAATCAACTTTATTTTTAACAGAAAGTTTAACTGCATCTTGCATAATTGCAATAATTTTTTGTGCCTGATGCTCAGATTCAACAGATATATCTAATTCATCATGTACTTGTATATGTGGTGTAATACCTTCATTATATAAATCTAACATAGCTTGCTTGGTCATATCTGCCGCAGAACCCTGTATTAATTTATTCAAAGCTTTGTAAGTATAGGCTCTTCTAATTCTATCTTCACCATATTTTCCTTTAGCTTCTTCATAAGTCATTGGTGCTCTTAGTTCACCTGGAGCAAATCTTGCTTCTTCCCATTTATCAAATCTACAAACTCTACCTGCAATGGTTTGAATCTCTCCGTCTCTTTGAGAATCTCTCATAGTTGCATCCATCAAACCTTTTACAAAAGGTACACTGTCATGATAGTTATTAAAAAGTTTATCAGCTTCTTCTTTACTTTCTAAGTCTAAAGACTGTTGAAGTTTTGCTTTTCCCATTCCATAAAATAAACCTAAGTTAATAGTCTTAGCTTCTTTTCTTTTTATGTTTGCAAGTTTAGCTACCATTCCATGAAAGTCCATTTTGGGGTCTTTATTAAACTTAGAAACCATTTCAGTTACAGACTCAGAATTTTTTAAGATAGGGTGTTCTGCTGCATAGTGTAAAACTAATCTAGGTTCTTGTTGTGAATAGTCAAAGCAACCCCAATCACAATCTTGTTCTGGTATAAATAGTCCACGAATTGCAGGACCTAACAAATTGTTTCTTGCAGGAATTTGTTGTAAGTTTGGATTAGAATATGAAAAACGTCCGGTTACAGTTCCGCCTGCGTCTGATCTTAATTGATTTATGTCAGCATGAATACGTCCATTGTGTTCATGTTTTAGTATTGTATCTATAAAAGTTGTGTGCGCTTTGTTTAATTCTCTAGCTTCTGCAATGTTTTTTACTACTGGATTTTCATGATTTTCTAGTGTAGCTTTTGTAAATGATGGAGCGTTACTTTTCGCAGTTCTGGAATAAGGTAGTTCAAGGTTGTCAAATACTTTGGCGATCGATCTTGCTGCCCATATTTGTACTTCTACTCCTGTTACTTGTTTCACTTTTGCAAGGCATTGTGCTTCTCTTTTCTCTAATACACGTTTTAGTTGATGCGCTTTATCAACGTCTACTCGAACGCCCTTAAATTTCATATCTACCAACATAGGAAACAAACTTGTTTCTAAGTTAAATATTCTCTGTAAGTTTTGATCTCTTATCTGACCTGAAAATTTTTTAAATAGTTGTAAGGTTAGTTCAGCATCTGCTTCCGCATATGCTCCAACCATTGATGCAGGAAGTTTATACATTTCAGATTTTGCATCTATACCAGCTTTGTCTGCTGCATCCTGTAAAGCTTTTTCATTCTTAACTTTACCTAACTCTATAAAAGACAATGAATTCAATGAGTAATACAATCTGTTTTCATCTAGTACAGCTGCCATCATCATTGTATCCACAATGATTCCATTTATATTTACACCATACGATCTTAACCAACATACGTCATACATTGCATTATGAAATATTTTAGGACATGGTAAAGCACAAATACTTTTAACCCATTTCATTACAGATTCTTTAGCAAAAAAATTACCCTGCTCATGACCGAAAGAATAATATCCAGACCAACCATCTACTGCAACAGCAACACCGATGATTTCTCCATCACCTCTTACAGAACCTGAACCCATCTTTTTTAAGTTTGGGTCTCTTGTCTCTAAGTCAATTGCTATGTATTTGTAACTACTTAAATCTTTAAATTCTTCAGGTGAGTTCCACATCTCTTCGTTAAATAAATTCTCCATAATCCCTTTCTAGAATCATTTCTAAATAATGTATAGCCTTCTTAATATCGTAGTGTTTTCCTTTCCTAGAATGTCTGCAGATATATTTTATAGCGTTGCCTTCTGCAAAAAGCAACTTATTTTGATTTACAAACTCTGCCGGTTGAATCTTAAAATCTTGATAATGATTCCCCTGAACTTGTTTGTCTAGTGATTTATATGACATACCCTGTACCCTCCTCTGATTGTAATAAATAAAGTTTTTGTTTAGCACGTGTGACGCCTACAAAAAATAATCTGTGCTCATTGTCTGGAGACTTTTCAAACTCGCCTTCAATAAAATTACTTTGATATTCATCTGCACCAAAGTCTGTAAATAAAACTACGTTCTCACATTCTTTTCCTTTTGATCCATGTAAAGTCATTATCTTTATGTCAGCTTCTTTCATAAGATCGTAATTATTTTGTATTAAATGTTTCATGAAAATTTTTGTATCTTCATCAAAGTCAAGATGTTCCCAACTACCTTCAACAAGTAATCCATGATCTTGTTTTAATTCTTCTAATGTCACAGAAAAAACAGTATCTAAAGTTTTGCCACTGGCAAAACCTCTTTGCAGATGACCTAGTTTTACTTTTAAAAAAGAATACATTACCTTGACATCTTTTGAATCAATACTTGCACCATTGTTTAATCTTTTCCAGGTAGTAAATGCTAACATAGAATTTTTATCTAGGTATTTATCACCTGTAAATTCATATCTTAAACCTTTCATATACAAATGATCTCTTGCTTTCTCACAAAGTTTATTGGTTCTACCAAGTACCATCCATTTACCTTTTGAAAAGTCTATGTTTTCTAATGATGTTTCGTAATTGACTTCACCTTCCTCGTCTCTCGCTTCCCAATTCTTTGTTCTACGTTCGTTGAGTCTATCTAATATGTTTAAAGCCACTCGATGCACGCTTCTCGGTACTCGTCTCGACTTAACTTGTTCGTCGATAGTTCCTTCTAGATTTATGAATGTAGATGCATCCGCACCTTGAAACCCGTAAATAGTTTGATCGTCATCACCGGCAATATATGATCTTGCACTTAGTTTTTCTAATTCAAAAAACATATCCCATTGCAATGCGTTTAAGTCTTGAGCTTCATCTAAAAATATAACGTCATAAAAACTATCTTTAGTTTTTATCTTATCCGTAAACAAACTTATCATGTCATAAAATTCTATGACTCCTGTATCTTTTTTATATTGCGTTAATGCACCATCTATTTTTTCTGCAATATGGATATCTTCCCAACCTGCCATACCTTTTTGTATTGCAGCTTCATTTAAAGATATCTTTTTATTTTTTGCATAATCTCTTGTGGTTAGGATTGGATCTTTAAATCTAGTTTTACCAGTGATTGAATCAATACTCATATCAGTATTTAATCTAGCTGCCATTGGTTCATAAAGTTTAAATTGATTCCATTGACTATTACCTCTTAATAGTTTTGCACTTACATCTATATTTAATTCTCTTACCCCTAATGCATGCATAGTTCCTATGTATCCAAGTTTTTCTTTAGGAAATAATTCTTCAAATCTTTCAGTTGCTTCTTCTGCAGCTGCTTTACTAAAAGTAATGTAACAAATTTTTTTAGGATCAGTTTTATTTTCTTTTATTTCTTTGGCCATATAGTGATTTAATAATCTATACGTTTTACCGGTCCCTGGTGGTCCAGGTATTACTGTTCTATTTTTCTTTTCCATGATGGCTCCTGACTTTCATATTTTGCTTTCTCTGGTTCAACAGATACAATCTTTAACATCTTAAAGCAACGCACTGTTTTACCGTTTATTTTTGGATAATCCTCTTCAATCTTTAATTGAGTTTGTAGTTTTTGTACTACTACATGTTTTGGATATCTTTTATCTGGCCATTTATTTTTTACTAAATGTTTCCAAAAATCTTTCATTTTAAAATAACTATAGTTATCATCACTAAACGCAACACCTCTTTGAATATCATTTATATCTTTACCTTTAACTTTATTTACAAAGTCTTCCATGTATTCTCTTAATTGATTATCTATTTTTAAATCTTCAGTAGCTTTCAAATCAGTTTCTTGTTTTTCTTGTAAAAGTTTTATTAACATCTTACGCCATATAATTTTAGACATAGGCATCTGTGGTCTATTGATTTGTTCTAAGCACGCCATTGAAAATTTATCTGGCTCGTGAAGAACTGCAGTTTCAACCATTACTGTTTGTCCATCGATGTCACAGAAAAATAATGGTGGGTCTGAATTATATTTCCTAATTGCAGATATGGTTTGTACCGGTGCATCATCATCACCTACACCATATTTTTTTGTTACACACAGTTTAGAATTACAAAAAGATGCTAAGGGTTCATCTTTACATTTATAAAAATAGTCTTTGTTTTCTAATGATTCCTGAGTCTTAACAAGTTCTGATGCATTGATAGGTGGTTTAAAGTATTTTATATTGTAGTGATTCATTTTCTTTTTCCAAAGATCATCTTCAGAAAATCTTTTCTTTAGATAGACTCCTACATTATACATAGTTTCATTTCTCATCCCTTCACCAACACCTTCAGATAAAAGCGTAACTAAACATGGTGGCATTTCAAGAAAATCATCTTCTTCTGTTTCTTTTAATTTTAAATTATTAAACTGGTCTACACTTAAAACATTTTTTTCATAGTGTTCAAAAAACGTTTCGATATCTAATATTGGTTCACCATTATTATTGAATGCATATCTAACTGTATTTTCTAAGTTGTGATAAGGTAAGTTTAAAAAACTACCTACATCACCACGATCAATATTTATCTTTTCTTGTTTTGGAAATATCTCTGCTCTTGCATGACCAATAGCTGAAGCATATGTTTTTAATTTATCTCTCATCATAACTGCAGGCACAGGTTCTTTTGTAAATAAAAATAAATGTGCACCACCAGATTTTGATCTAAATACTGTTAGTGGTATTTTTTTCTTTTTTAAATCATTTACTATTTCTTTGTGATCTAAAGGATATACATCCCAGTCAATACATCCCCATATACAAGTATTGTCTCTTCTTATTGGAATTATACCTAATGCAGGTTCTGTTCCTTTTAAATGATCTTGCCACATTTTATCTGTAGGTGGCTCAGTAATTGTTTTAGACCTAGTAATACTTTTACCTTTTGCAGATACCTCACCTGTTTTACGAGTCTCACCTCTAGCTATGTCTAAGCCTTCAAATATACTTTTAAATTTTTTTAATATGTCTGTCATGTCCTGTCCTGTCTGTCGATTGCATGGGCGCTTTGAGTCTCCCCTAGGCGCCCACTTTTCACACTATTTGCCGGCGAATGAGTTGTGAAACTTTTTCGCTCTTTCGTAGAGTGATGCGTTATCAATCATAGCACCTCTTACAACATTAAAGCCATACCATTGATTACCTTTTCCACTGTTAAGTACAGAAGACAGGACATATTTATGACTGTAAGTAGCAGGAGTGAAAGGACCATTTTTGCCTTCAAGTGTAATTGAAGCCATCATTGAATTCCATTTTCTACTCACTTTACCTTGAGAAGAACTCATAGAGATTAATGCAGGTTCTGTAATTTCACCATCAACAATTAAAACAAAATGTTGACCAACTGTCAGAATGTAATTACCGTTTTCAAGACGATCTTTACCTCCAGAATCTTTAGTTGTTTTAGATAAAATATCAGAATCATGACCAAAAATATTTTCTGGTCTTCCTGAACCTGTACCAAAGTCTGCCCATTCTTGAAACTCAAGTTTGTAATAGCAGGGTACAACCTCTATTCCATCAGCACCGTTATAACATTTTTTAGTCACGGTGTTTAAGAACATACCTGGTTCTGCACCTTCAACGTAATTTTGATTACGCTTCTGAGCTTCTCCAGAGCCGTTCTGTAAAAGTTTTAGAATTGGTAAGGCCAGATTTTCTGTTCTTACGTTTTCTAAACCTTGTGCTGCATCCGCTTCAAATAAAATATCTGAAGGCAGATTTTCTTTTTTTATAGTCACTTGTTTCTCGTTACTAGTTTCCATTTTATCTCCTTTTGATTTTTGTACTGTTACCCGCGTAGATTTTAAAAATGTCAGAAGGCATCTCAAGATTATTCTCAAGACGCTCTCTGACTAGCGCTTTAAGAGTTACAGCATGAACCGTTTCGCGCTGAATTGGTTCAAAGCCATTACTCTTTGCAAGGTCTGCATATTGCAGTGCCTTGTTATCTTCGTCCCGACCAAAGGTAACGGTAATATCATTTTTAATAATATCACCTAGGCCGTTATCTCGAAGCCATTTAAAA